CCCTGCAGCAAGCTATTGAATCTAAGCAAGCTGAGATCTCTGAAGCAGTGTTTGGTCGTGGCGAATGGTTTGATATCGTTGACGACATGCGTGATCCAGAGAAGAAAGACATGCAGCTCACACGTGAACAAATGCATGAAGACTTTAAGTTCTCTAAGGTTAAGAAAGCTTTAGACAACATTATTCTTTTAGGAGAACTCTACGGTACTGGTATCGGTGAGATCACTGTAGCAGAGAAGACTGTAATGTCTCCTTCTACTAAGCCTATCCCTAATAGCCCTGGTGTTTCTGCTATTGGTGTACAGGAATCTAAGAAGTTCTTAGTTGAATTACACCCTATCAATCCACGTAACTTCCTGATTGAACCTAATGCTGTAGACGTAGAGAGTTCTTTAGGTGTGGCTATTGAAGAGTATGTTCCTTATCACACTGTTGTTAAAGGAATGGTTGATGGTACTTATCGTAAAGTAGCTATCACTCCTGGCTATGACAGCATGGAACTAGAACCAGTACAAGAGAACACACAGAATCAAGATGACCGTGTACGCATCATTCGCTACTATGGTAAAGTTCCTAAGAGCTACATCACTGGTGTACAGAAGAAAGACGGAGAAGAAGTAGTTGACCTCTTCCCTGAAGGTTCAGAAGCTAAGGACTATGAAGACCTCGTAGAAGCCATTGTTGTTATCGCTGATGACACATGGTTGCTCAAGGCTGAAGAGTCTCCTTACATGATGAATGACCGTCCTATCGTAGCTTATCAAGCTGATTCTATGCCTGGTCGTTTCTGGGGTCGTGGAACTGCAGAAAAGGGCTACAATATGCAGAAGGCTATTGATGGTCAAGTACGTAGTCACATGGATTCTCTCGCCCTAACTACTGCACCTATGATGGCTATGGACGCTACACGTCTTCCTCGTGGTGGTAAGTACGAAGTTAAACCAGGCAAGAACATGCTGGTTAACGGTAATCCTAATGAGATCATGATGCCATTCAAGTTTGGCACTACAGATCCTGCTAACTTCCAGACAGCACAGAACTTCCAATCAATGCTCCTACAAGCTACAGGAACGATCGACAGCAGCTCTATGCCAGGTCAAGTAGCAGCAGGTGAGGCAAGTGGCGCAGGACTCTCTATGGCTCTCTCAGGGCTTATGAAGAAGAACAAGCGTACCTTGATTAACTTCCAAGAAGACTTCCTAGTTCCTTTCATCACTAAAGCTGCTTGGAGATTCATGCAGTTTGACCCAGAGCGTTATCCAGTTAAGGACTTTGTATTTATTCCTTGCTCTACTTTGGGTATGGTTGCTCGTGAATATGAACAACAGCAGATGGTTGGCTTGATGCAGACCCTTGGACCTACAAGTCCTATTACTCCAGTACTGTTACAGGGTATCATTCAGGGTTCAAGCCTATCTAATCGTGAAGAAATCGTTGCTACACTGCAGCAGATGACTCAGCCAGACCCGATGCAACAGCAAATGCAGCAGTTACAGCTACAAACTGCACAGGCTCAGCTGCAGAAAACCCAAGCAGAAGCTGCTAAAGCTGCAGCAGAAGCACAGAAAGCTGGGGCACAAGCTCAAGCAATCCCTGCTGAAACCCAAGCTAAGTTGTTATCTTCAGCATCTAAGAATACTGCTGATCCAATGGCTGATGAGTTCGAGAAACGCATGAAATTAGCTGATAGACTCATTAAAGTAGAGGATATTAAGTCAAATGAACGCATCTCTGCTATGCAAAATCAACAAAAAGTACCAGAAAACGCTTGACATTTAAGTAAAAGTATGGTATAATATTCTCATATTAACACAAATTAACTCCCTTGTCAAGGAAAAAGTTAACAAATGAACAGAGAATTGCAAGATTACTACGAGAATCGTTTCGCTATGATGGCGACACCAGGGTGGAACGACCTCTTAGAAGACATTGAAGTAATGATTAAAGCCACTAATACGTTAGATGGCTTAACTACAGAACAACAACTCCAGTTTAGGAAGGGTGAACTTTCTATAATGAACTGGATTAAAACACTTAGAGAATCAAGTGCAGAAGTCTATGAGCAACTTCAGGAAGACCAGAAGAATGTCTCGTAGAATGTACGACTTTAAGTGTGAACAGAATCATCAAATGGAATCTTTCGTCGATGAGACGGTCAAAGAGATTACATGCGATGTATGTGACGGGGTAGCTACCCGTATCATCTCCACCCCTACGATCTCTTTAGATCCTGTTAGTGGTTTATACCCTTCAGCAACAACGAAGTGGGCTAAGATGAGAGCTGAGAAGCTGGCATTGGAGAAGAAAACAAAAGCTAATCACGGTTAACAAGTGGACTCTTGACCACCTAACCATTTTTTAAATATCCTAAAATCGCATTGCGACAGGAGTATACATGGCTGCTAATTTTATCGAACTGCAAGAAGATCAATCAACTGATTTCGTTGATCCAACTAAACAAGAAGAACAAGATCCTAACGTAAACGCTGCACCTGCTGAACCAGCAGTAACTGCAACAGAACATAAGGACGAAATACCTGAGAAGTATAAGGGCAAATCTCTAGATGAGATTGTTCGTATGCATCAAGAAGCTGAAAAGCTTATTGGTCGTCAGGCACAGGAAGTTGGTGAAGTACGGAAGTTAGCTGATTCTCTTTTAAAGCAACAACTCGAATCGAAGCACGACACACAACAGCCAAGTACAGCACAAGAGATTGATTGGTTTGAAGACCCTGCTAAGGCAGTTAATCAGGCAGTAGAGAATAATCCAATTCTAAAGAAGTTGCAGGAAGAGCAAGCAAAACAAGCTCAGATGGCAGCACTCCAGACAATTGAAAAAGCTCATCCTGATTTTGTAAGTGTAGCACAATCTGAGGATTTCCAACAATGGGTTGGAGGTTCACGAGTTCGTCAACAACTGTTTGCATCAGCTAACAATTATGATGTAGACGCAGCAATGGAATTACTAGATACTTACAAGTCTCTACGTAATGTGAAGCAGCAGAAGGAAGATCTTTCTAAAGCTGCCGATGCAACGCTGAAGAAGGCTGACGACGAGAACAGAAGTAAAGCACTTAAAGCTGCAAGCGTCCAACAAGGTGGTACAGGGGAATCAACTAAACCTATTTATCGTCGTGCAGACTTAATTCGCTTAAGAATGCAAGATCCAAAGCGTTACGAAAGTATGGCAGAAGATATCCTTCAAGCCTACGCTGAGGGTCGAGTAAGATAACTTTAATTTAATTTAGGAGATTTACAAAATGAGTACAGCAGCATATCCTGGTGGTTCAGGTTCAATCGTAGCAAAGACACAAGCAGACAAATTCATTCCAGAAATCTGGTCTGATGAAGTAGTTGCTGCTTATCAGAAAAACTTGGTTCTCGCTAACCTAGTTAACAAGATGACCATGAAGGGCAAGAAAGGTGATACACTTCACATTCCTAAGCCAACTCGTGGCGCAGCTGCAGCAAAAGCAGCAAACACTGCAGTTACTATCCAAGCGGATACAGAAACTGAAGTAAACGTAGTAATCGACCAACACTTCGAGTACAGCCGTTTCATCGAAGACATCGTTGAAGTTCAAGCTTTAGCATCACTCCGTCGCTTCTACACAGAAGATGCTGGCTATGCTTTGGCTAAGAAAGTTGACGACGCTTTGTTTGCATTAGGCAAATCTTTCGGTGATGGCGATGGCTCTGACTGGACTAACAGTGCAACATTCTACTCAAACGCTGGTACAGCTTTGGGTGCATACGCTGAAGACACAGTAGCTTCTACTTCTACTTTCACTGATGCGGTTTTCCGTGCTTTGATCAAGAAGATGGACGACGCTGATGTTCCAATGGACGGTCGTTTCTTCGTTGTTCCTCCTTCAGTTCGTCAAGCTATCCTCGGTATCGACCGTTACAATAGCTCTGACTTCGTTGATGGTCGTGGTGTTAACAATGGCATGATCGGTAGCCTCTATGGTATCGACATCTATGTTTCCAGCAACTGCCCATTGATCGAAACTGATGCTAACAACTCTGCTGGTGGCGACGTTAAAGCTGCAGTATTGGCTCACCGTGATTCTATGGTGTTGGCTGAGCAGTTAGGTGTTCGTTCACAAACTCAGTACAAGCAAGAATACTTGTCTACACTTTACACTGCTGACACATTGTTCGGCACTAAAGTTGTACGTCCAGAAGCTGGCTTCGTATTGGCTGTTAACGGCTAATAGTAGTAACTCTGCTCTCCTCTTAACTGAGGAGGGCTTTTTTAATTCTATTCTTTGAGTAGTATTAAATAAGCCGAGGAGATCAACTTGAGTATTTATCGTGGAGCTGGTGGTGCTGGAGACGCAGTAGCAGACTCGTCTAGTGAAGCACTATTAATTAGGGATTTATCTGTAGAAGTTCAAGCTGATGCGGACGCTGCTGCTGCCTCTGCTGCTTCTGCTTTAGCCTCTAAGAATGCTGCTGCTACGTCAGCTACTAATGCAGCTACATCGGCAACTGCTGCAGCTACTTCAGCAACTAACGCATCAAATTCAGCATCAAGTGCATCATCTTCAGCATCTTCTGCAGCGACTTCAGCTACTGCAGCGCAGACTGCAGAGACTAATGCAGAGACTGCTCAGACTGCAGCAGAGTTAGCAGAGACTCACGCTGAGACTGCAGAGACTAATGCCAATGCTTCAGCATCTTTAGCTCAAGACTGGGCTACTAAAACCTCTGGTCCTGTCGCTGGTGGTGAATATTCTTCTAAATACAATGCACAACAATCAGCTTCCTCAGCCTCTGCAGCAGCATCTTCAGCAAGCGCAGCAAGTACTTCTGCAACCAACGCTGCAAGCAGTGCGTCTTCTGCAGCCACTAGTGCAACCAATGCAGCAAATTCAGCTACATCCTCTGCAGGATCAGCTACTACATCAGCTACTTCAGCCACTAATGCCAGCAACTCTGCAACTGCTGCAGCTTCCAGCGCAACTAGTGCAGCAAGCTCAGCCAGCAGTGCTTTAAGTAGCAGAGATTCTGCAGCTGCTTATGCTGTAAACTCATCTGATTCTGCTTCTGCTGCAGCAAGCTCAGCTAGCAGTGCATCCTCTTCAGCAACTGCTGCAGCTACTTCTGCAACTAATGCAGCATCTTCTGCTACATCTGCTAGTACTTCTGCAGCAACAGCCACTACTCAAGCTACTAATGCAAGTAACTCAGCCTCTGCAGCAGCTACATCCGCAAGTAATTCTAGTACTTCTGCGACTGCATCAGCTGCAAGTGCTACTGCAGCAGCTACTTCAGCAACTAACGCAGCATCCTCTGCTACATCTGCTTCAGGATCTGCTTCAACAGCAACTACTCAAGCAGGTATTGCTACAACACAAGCTTCTAATGCAGCTACCTCAGCTACTAATGCATCAGCTTCTGCAACTAACGCAGCCTCTTCAGCAACTGCTGCTTCTGGCTCAGCAACTGCTGCTGCATCCTCTGCAACGGCTGCAAGTGCAGCTCAAACTGCTGCAGAATCTGCACGTGACTCAGCATTAGCAGCTTATGATAGCTTTGATGATCGTTACTTAGGAAGCAAGACTAGTGATCCTACATTAGATAATGACGGTAATGCTTTACTTGGCGGTGCTTTATACTTTAATAGTTCTTTAGGATATATGAAGGTATATACTGGTTCTGTGTGGGTTGATGCCTATGCTGCTGGTTCATCTTTCTTAGCTAAAGCAAATAATCTTTCTGATTTAACTTCAATTTCAACTGCTCAGGCTAATCTACAAGTAGACCCAGCAGGAACTGCAGTAGCTCTTGCAATCGCTCTAGGATAACTAATGGCAAATACATTTAAAACTAAATTCTCTAAGAACGTAGGCACAACTGCTGCCACGATTTATACTGGTCCTTCATCGACTCAGACTACTATTATTGGAATGACAGTTTCTAATACTACTAGTTCTAATATTAACGTAGATGTTTATGTTACTTCTGGAGGTACTGATTACTATCTAGTTAAAGGAGCATTAGTTCCTGTCGGTGGTTCTTTAGTACCAGTAGGTGGAGATCAAAAAGTAGTAATCGAGACTGGTGCTGTAGTTAAAGCTATTAGCTCTGCGTCCTCTTCTGCAGACGTAATCATGAGCATTTTGGAGATCAGCTAATGAGCTTTCTTGGGACTAGACCCGCCAATCAAGTTGTTGATCCTAATCTTATAGCTGATGGAACAATTACACATTCTAAGCTTGCTACTGGTTCAGTATTAACCACTAAGTTAGCTGACAGTGCAGTTACATTAGATAAGCTTGCTTCAGATGCTAAGTTTGCAGCAGGTACTAAATTATCTTTTGCTCAAGCTTCAGCACCAACTGGGTGGACTCAAGTAACTGACGATACTGCTGATAACCGTATGTTCCGTGTTGTTAAGACAACTGGAGCAGGTACAGGAGGCAGTCACTCGCCTATCTTGAATAACGTAGTTCCATCACATACTCACGGATTTACAACAGGTACTGTATCGAGTGATCACTCACACGGTTTCGGTACTAATACTGGTTATATGAACCAGAATAATAGCCATAATCACCCAGATAGAATGTCTTATGGGCATGATGATAATAATGGTACAAACGGAAACGATGCAGGTTATAACCTGCGTCAGTCTGCTGATACTCCAAACCACAATATGTGGGGTTACACAGAATATACTGACATTAACCATACTCACTATTTTTCTGGTCAGACGGGCGGTATCAGTGCAAACCATACTCACTCAGGCTCTACTGATAATGGCTCAAGTCAGACAAGCTGGACTCCTCGTTACATTGATCTCATTCTCTGTTCTAAAAACTAAGGTATATAATGGATAATATTACAGGATATCAATGGGGAGACGATAATAGATTTATCGGTACTTATGTTTTTCCTAACAATCAAGATAAAGAAGATATTCATCTTCCTCCTAACACAACACTTATTGCACCTCCAACAGAGTATCCAGTAGGTTCAGTTCCTTGTTGGAATGGTGAGTCATGGGTAATTAAATCTACTGTTACTATTCAAAATACAGAAGAACCTATTCTTTCTCATGCTGAGATGATGGCAAAAATTCAGCAGGAAAGAAAACAAAGTGAAACCGAGGCTCTTCGTTTTCAAGAGCAAATTGAGGAAGAGTTACGACTCAAAGAAGAACAATATCTTGAAGCGGAACGCTTAACAGCTCTTGAAAAACAAGCAGAAGCAGAGGCTAGTAGTGGAGCTTAAAACAGTTCTTACTTGTCCTTTAGGAGCTAAGTGCGAAGAAATTAAAGATAACGCAATTCATCGCTGTGCTTGGTTTGTTCAACTATCTGGGCAGAATCCACAGACAGGTGAAATGCAAGATGAAAAAGGATGTGCTATGAGCTGGCTTCCTGTGTTGCTTGTAGAGAACTCAAGAGTATCTCGTGGTACTTCCGCAGCAGTAGAGTCTTTTAGAAATGAAATGGTAAAGTCAAACGAAACAAATCTAAAAGTTCTAATGAATACAGTAGCAACAGTACAACCTGACATGAAACTCATTTCAGATATTTAAGGAATAACACATGGCATATATTGGCAATGAGCCGATTGTTTCAGCAACAAGGACAGTAACTGAGATTACAGCTACTGCAGGACAGACTACGTTTACTGCTAATGGTGGATATACAGTAGGAAAGATAGATGTAATTGTTAACGGAGCACAGCTACAAACTTCTGACTTTACAGCTACTGACGGTTCTACTGTAGTTCTTGCTTTTGCTTGTACTGCTGGTGATGATGTTCGATTAGTAGCTTGGGGTACATTTAGTGTCAATAATCTAAGCGGTGCTAATCTAAACGACGCTAGTGTAACTGATGCTAAACTTGTCACAATGACTGCATCAAAATTAACAGGAACAGTTGCAACAGACAGGCTTCCTGCTGGAACGGTTTTGCAAGTTGTAACAGTTAATAGTGCAAATACAACTGTATCGACTACATCTGGAACTCCAGTATCAAGCGGCATTACAGTAACAATCACTCCAAAAAGAGCAAATAGCTATGTTCGTATAGATTGGGCAGTTTCAATGGCAATTGGTACTGGCGGTAATCTTGTTGCACAAATGTATTACAACGGCTCTAACATTGCAGGCGGAACATATAACGCTGGGTTTGGTAACACTAATACGTACGTACCCTTAAATGCCACACTTTGGATTGCTGCTGGTAACACAAATACACAGACCTTTACGGTATATTTTTATAACACGACTGCTGGAAATACAGCATATTTAGTGCATCCTGGTGGAAGCTATTCTTTAACAGCTACGGAGATTGCACAATGAACCTTCATGAAGCTATTTACTCTTTATATCCACAAGTTGTTGTCATTCGTGGGGAAGATGCGTTTGATAAAGACGATAACAAGGTTGATTACGACAAGGAAGCTGTATTCGCTTTAGTAACAACAAACGATGTTAATTTAGGAACAACCTTATGAGTCAAGCACGAGTCACATCAAACTATCCTAATTCCTCTCTGACCAATAAGATCATCAATGGTTGCATGAGAGTGACTCAGAGAGGTGTTGGACCCACATCTGGTAGTAATTACACAACTTTGGATAGGTGGAAGTTCTATCAGAATGGATCTACAGGTGCATATAATACTGCTCAAGTTGCAGACGCTCCTGCTGGTTTTTCGCATAGTTTAAAACTTACTGTTACTGCTTCTCAAGCGTCATTAGGTTCTACCGATTATTTTTCAGTTAATCAGATTATCGAAGGCGTTAATACATCTGACCTCAACTGGGGGTCAGCTAACGCACAGCCTGTTACTGTTTCTTTTTGGGTAAAATCAAGTGTAACAGGAACCTTTAGTTCTGGCGTTCAATCGTGCGATGGCACTTTCGCTGTCTATCAAACAACGGTCTCAATACCTGTTGCAAATACATGGACAAAGATTAGTTACACTATTCCAGGAGCTGTTATAGGATCCTGGGCTGGTGGGACAACATCTCCATCTATATTTTTTTACATAGGGCTTGGTAACGGTTCTACATATTCTACTTCAACGATAAATTCTTGGGTAACAGGAAACTATTTTGGATACACTGGGCAGACTAGTCTGGTGGCTACCAGTGGAGCAACCTTCTACATCACAGGTGTTGACCTCAGAAGAGGTAGTTACTCTACAGCTCCAACTTTTGATATGCGTCAGTATGGTCAGGAATTGGCTTTGTGTCAGCGGTATTATCAAACAAGTTATTTAAGTCAAACTGCTGGTTTTCATTTTGGAGCAACTGGCTACACAGGAACAAATTTGCTTTGCTCTATGCGAACAACTCCTACAGTAGCGGTAACAAGCGGAGGGAGTTGGGTTGAAGCAGGATTGGCTTACACAATAACCTCAATTACTGGAACTGGTGCAAGCACAAATAGTATATATACATCCGCAACAATTACTGGCGGAACAAGTGGATATGCTGGCTGTTCTTATTCATCATATCAAGCTAGTGCGGAGTTATAAATGTATAAATTAATGAAAAATCCAATAACTAATACTGTTGAATATGTTTTACGTTTATCTGATAACGCAGGTATTCCTATGGTTGAGGACAACACCGACTACCAAGAGTACCTCAAGTGGCTCTCAGAAGGTAACACTCCGTTAGAGGCTGATGCATGACAGACCAAGTAGAACGCATCGCTGTGTTAGAAGCTGAAGTTAGAGGTCTCAAAGAAGACCAACAAGAGATACTACTATGTATGCATAGCATCAAAGATGAGATGACTCGCTATAAGGGTTTCTTAGGAGGTATCGCTTTCTTAGCTTCTGGAGTAGGTATATTCTTGACATTGTTCAAGGATTGGATTTTAAAACACTTTTAAAGGAATAATTATGGCAACTAAGAAACCTGCTAAAATTGGTAAAGTAATGCACGAATATAAGACTGGTACTCTTCACTCTGGTAAGGGTGGTCCAGTAGTTAAGTCTCGTAAACAGGCTGTAGCTATCGCTATGTCTGAAGCTGGGATGACTAAGCCTAAGAAAAAGAAGAAATAAACACTTGACTTTTAAGTCATTTTATGTTATAATATATCACTTCCCAGGAAATACATGAACTATATCCAACTTGTAAACAGCGTATTACGTAGGCTTAGAGAGACTGAGGTTTCCTCTGTAGCTGATAATGCCTATTCTAAGATGATTGGTGAGTTTGTCAATGACGCTAAGAGACAGGTAGAAGATGCTTATCCTTGGAACTCTTTATCTGATACCCTTACTGCAGTAACTGATACTGGTATTTTTAACTATGTACTTGTTGGCTCTGGACAACGCTTCAGAATCATTGACGTATTAAATGACACCAGCAATGCTCCTCTCCTTAATGCCCCTACTCGGTGGATGGATGAGCGTTTCCTGCTTACTACAGCTCAGTCAGGTTCTCCTCGTTACTACAACTTTAACGGTACTAATGATGATGGTGATACTCAGGTAGACTTGTACCCTATCCCTGATGGCACATATAATATTCGTTTCAACGTAATCAAGCCACAAGTTCCTCTGAACGCTGACTCTGATAACTTACTAGTTCCTCATGAGCCTGTAATCTTTAATGCCGTTGCAAGGGCTTTAGCGGAGCGTGGTGAGGACGGAGGCATCATGTCAGGGGAGATGTACGCTTTATACTTACAATCGCTTGGTGACGCTATTACGATCGAAACAGGACGCTATGTTGAAGAACAATCATGGGATTGGATCTAAATGGCTGAGCAACTAGTCACAGGTTCTATTGCAGCACCAGGATTCTTTGGGTTAAATACCCAGGATAGCTCTATTCAGCTGTCTTCTGGTTTTGCATTAGAAGCTTACAACTGCGTTATCGATAAGTATGGTCGTATCGGTGCACGTAAGGGTTGGACTAAGGTAAACCCTACTGTCTTAGATGTTGGTGGACATGTCAGAACTATCTTTGAGTTCATTAAACCAGATAATAACTTAGTCTTCGCTGCTGCAAACAACAAGATCTATGGTCAGCACCCTGTAACTGGTGCGTATTTACAATACCCTGTAGGCGGTACTAAGTTTTTATTAGCTGCTTCTACTACATATACTCAAACAGGAACAACTGTA